GGCTAATTCAGGGGGCCACGCCTGAGTTCGTCGTGCTAGTTGGACCTTGGATCATGGCCCTGCAGGATATTGTTTGTAGGCGGTGGCGTCCTGGTAAGAGCAACATTGTCTTTACCAGTGGTGTCAGCGCTGAGGCAGCTGCAGAGCATGTAACTTCCATCCCAGGGCTTAGCGGCTATGATGATATCGGAACTTTCGATCTGGATCAGTCGCGGCCTTGGGGCGTGGCTTTCGTGAAATGGTGTAGGAAGTGGAAATTTGGGCATGCCGTCATTCAGTTGATGGAGGCCAACATTGACACACACGGAAGCACGCATCATGGATTGAAGTACAAGTGCGTGGGCACGCGGAAAAGTGGGGACCCATATACGTCATTGTTTAATACCATGATTAATGTGTTCTCACACTTGTATTTGTATTGTGACTTCACGGGAAAGACTGTGCGTCAAGCGCGTGAGTCTTTCATGATGGTCGCTCAGGGTGATGATAATGCCTTTACCCACACTGAGCGGGTTGAGTACCCGTGGAGAGCGAGGATGTTACGTTTGGGCTTTGATAGCGAAGCCACGTACGTCCCGCTAGAGAATTTGGACTTTTGTTCAATGCGCTTGTATCAGACCGACGAGGGCTGGGTTTTCGGACCCAAGCCCGGACGAGTTTTGAGTCGCTTTGGCTACGCGATTAACAGGCCCCCCCAGGTTTCCGAGATGGCATATCTCCGGGGGGTAGCGTTGGGACAGCTCAAGAATGGTCACTTCAATCCAATTTTGAGCAGTTTTTATAAGTTCATTCTCAACAAAACGTCGGGTTGTGTGGATGCACCATACTACCCTCGTGGGTTTGACGCCCATCAACTCAAAGTGAGACGGCGTCACACCACAGGCAGTGGAGTCATGTACGCTCTGAACACCAATTATTATTGGTGTTATGGCAGTCAGCGACGATTTGAGGAGCATCTAGCAAAGAGTGCCCTCAATGATCCGTGGCCAGAGTGGATTCAGCAGAGGTTGTTTGACAGGGATACTGATGGAGTTTCTACAACCTATGCAGCTGCCTAATTTTCTTCGCTGTTCTTTAAGAACATCGATTCGCAACGTGGACTGTTGCGTCTGTGCACATTGGAACCCTCCCACCGAGCGTAAGCTTTGAGGCAACTAGTAGGGGGGAGTCAGAACCCGTGTGCAAAACCGTGTCCAACCTTCAGCTACAGCAGTCCAGTAAAAGTTCCGTGAGTCCTCGCGTTCGAAGGATTACGACGGTCTCACTGTCAATGCCCAACTGCAGCTGTCGTATGGGGTTTTATAATCATGAATAATCAAAATT